CTAGGGGTTAGCAGGGTCCTCCCTGGCTCCCTGCTCCCTGAGCTGAGGGCCCGGGCTAGGATCTAGGCGGCCCAGCGCAGGGTAACCCCAGCCAAGTGCGCTCCCTAACGGCGGCCGCGCGCCGCGCCCCGGTGTTAGGGGGTTTCCAAGGGGGGTTCTTATTTATTGCGATCATGCTTTTGAGTAGCACAAGAAAGAAGAATCAAAACTGTTGGACATCTCTCGCCGGTGTCGTATGATCCTCACACCAACCGCTGCGAGAACACCATGACCCCAGCCAGCACACCCAAGTTCTACGGATCTAGCGAGCACGCCATTCTGCGCGCCCTAGCCACACCTGCAGCACACACCGCCAAGACCCTGCGCGACCAAGCCGGTGTCGGTACCACGGTCGTCTACACGTTCTTGCAGCGCCTGCGCGCCGCCGGGCTGCTGGCAGACGCGCCCCATCTCGCGCTCGCGCCCGGTGTGGATGCCGAGTCGTTGATTGCGTCGCCTCTCATCAGCGCGGTGCGCTTGCGCCACACGGACTACTTGGTTCCGTTGTTCCCTAAGTATCTTGAGATCGACGCGTCGCTGCCTCCAGAGCAGTGGATGAGTGCTGACAGCATCCTGCGGGCCATCCCCGAGTATGCTGACGAGGCCAGCCACCCGGCCTCGCGCAGGATTGTAGCGCGCTACATGCAGCGCTGCGGCGTGGAGCAGCGCTTCATTAAGACGCTGCGCGTGTGCGCGTGGCCTGTGCGCCGAGTCAGCGCGTGACACTTGGTCAGGAATGTGTGGTTGCTTGCCAAGCTCGTTCTTGATGTGCGATAAGGCCGGGCATGGGTGAACAGCGCATCAAGGACGGGGCCTGGTATCCAGTGGTCCCTTGTTGCCCGCACTGCCGGCGCAGCAGCGTTGCTAGGTCCGCCCACCGCACGTCGCTGTGCGTGGAGTGCGCCAAGAACGCAGGCATCGTCCGGCGCACCGAGCCGCTGCCCACCATCCTCACGCCGCGCTCGTTCGAGCTGTACAAGGCCAAGCCCATGCGCTGGCTGATGCTGAACGTCGGCAAGTCCCACCTGAAAGACCTGCCAGAGCACCTGCGCAAGGTGGAGCCCCACCGCTTCCTCCACCTCATGGTGGCCCGCTTCTGGGGAGACGAGGACAACGACTTCACCTACACGGCCTACACCATGCCCTTCGACGCATGGGCGCAGGACTCTGAGGTGGCCGAGGCCGAGGAAGTCACTGACGGGGCCCCCAACCACATCATGCTGGCCCAGCAGCGCAACCGCCACACGCTGCACGTCCGCATGTTCCGCAACCGCTTCAACGGGCGCGTGGCCCACCCCATCCTGTCCTGGCTAGAGCGCTGCGGCGTGCCGCTCACCACATCGAGCATCGCACGCACGAAGGTCGCCGCCGGGGAGGACAAGGTCGGGGTCACCTTCGTTCTAGACAAGCTGGGCACGCCCATGTCCAACACGCGCTGGCACCTAGTGCTCGACTTCCCGAGCGGTGCCATGCTGCTGTGCCGTGGCGTCGGCATCACCCATCCGACCACCATGTCCTTGGCGCTGTCCGACGACCACATGACCGTCGAGCAGCCGTTCGACCTGTACCAGATCATCACGCTCTGGCAGGCGCACAAGGACCAGCCGCAGGGGTGAGCATGTCCTCCAGTATTGATAGGTCACTGTTGCTGACTGCTTCAGTTTTCATATTCATACTGGTGGTGTTCTCCTGACACGCCGCCACACCATAGGTTCTGCCCCATGAAGAAGATGCCCCACGGTGTCGTGACAACGCGTGCAGACGGCGCGCAGTGGCAGAAGCAGGAAGAGCCTGGCAAGGGCCCATGGAAGCAGGTCAAGGACGGCGACAAGACGCCTAAGTCCCGCGCCAAGCAGAACCAGATGGAGGCCGGCGAGGGTACTGCTTCTGAGGACATGAGCGGAGCCAAGCTCGGCTACCAGCTCCTGCGCAGCAAGTACGACCTCGACGGGCACCTGCCGCCCGATGAGTTGCACCCCAGTCACGTCAACGTCGACACCGACGGCGACATGGACAGCAAGCCGGTGCTCTCCTGGGAGCACGCGGGCAAGAAGCGCAACAGCTACACGGTGAACTATCACCAGCGCCGGCACCGCCAGACTTTTGCGGAGCTGAAGAAGGCCATGCCTGCGCTGCGCGAGGCCCCGTCCAAGCTGATGGCGCTCTACAAGGAGTGTGGTCCCGAGGACAAGGACCGATACATGGCGGCCCACGCGGTCGTCACCACGGGCCACACGCCCGAGCAGGTGCTCGGCATCCAGCGCGGGCACGTCGGTATGGGTCGCATGATGAAGTCGGGCAAGGCGAAGGTAAAGGTCGCCATGTCCCACGCATCTGGCCACATGTTCCAGTGGGAGCCGCAGACGCCCGAGTTCGTCGAGCACTACATGAAGGGTGCCGAGCGCAGCCCGACTGCGCCGATGTTCACCTGCAGTGGTGACTGCGTGCGCACGGCCATGGAGCAGGTGGGCCTGGCCAGCGTCCCGGTCTCCATCATGCGCAGCCACGTGGCCACGCGCATCGCCGCTGACGCTCTGTCGAAGGCCCCGAAGGTCAAGATTGATTCCTACGGCGCCGGCATGAACAAGGCCGCGTCCAACATCATGATGGCCAGCAACAAGGTCGGCGCTCACTTTGGGCACGGCCCTGCTGCTCCTGGCATGTCCTACGTGCCGCCGCACGTTCAGGCTGCTTACCTTGAGTCGGTCGGTGGGGCCGAGCACTACCGCAACACCTACGACAAGCTGAACATGCGCAAGTCCGTGCGCACAGCGGAGGAAGAGACGATATGGCAAAGCGCGCAAGAGCAGGTGCTGAAGTCGATCCCGTCGACGATGAGCGCGGCGAAGATTCCGAGTCTGGTGGCGACGCTGTTCGAGCAGATGCTGACGCAGAATCTCCCGACGACGAGTCCGGAGAAGAGCCCGCTGACGAGTCCGGAGAAGAGTCCGCTGACGAGCCAGACGACGCCGGAGATGACGAGTCGGGGGATGAGCCCGACTTCGACACTGTCGAGTCCCAGCTCAACGCCATCATCGGAGAGACCGGAGACATCCCAGCCGATGACGAAGGCGACGGCGCCGGCGAAGATGCCCCGATGGGTGATGCAGGCGCACCAGCCGCACCTGAGTCCAAGCCATACAGCCAGTCTGACGCAGAGTACGGGGAGTACAAGCCTGACCCCGAGGAGCGCCAGCCCGGAGCTCCACCTGCTCAGTACGACCACTATCAGTCCTTCGGAACTGACGGACTCACCGACCGCGGCATCGACCTCTACCTCGCATCCACAGGATACGAGTGGCCCAAGCCAGGCAAGCCCGTCGTCATGCCAGACGGAGACCTCTATACTGAAGTCGGGGACACCTACCCCATGCTCCCCGTCTTCACAGAGCGCAACAACTATTGAGCGCCCCCGTGAGGTCAGTGACCTCATGGCAAAGCTCGTGCTGATGAAGGCGCAGGGCACCCACATCACGGCGGATGCCCTCGCCTACTTCCTCGGCCTTTACGAGCACACCAACACTGAGCCCGGTGTCCTCCGGTTCATGACTGGTGTGGCCGAGTACATCTCGATGGTCACCGAGTCCCTTCAGAAAGGTGGCAGCGAAGCCGGTACCCGCGGTGACCCCGTCGGCCACATCTCGATTCACAGCGATGGATCGCGCTGGCGCAAGCTCGGGCCGGGCAAGTGGCAGCACATGGGGCAAGGCATCGCCACGCAGTCTGGCGGCAAGAAGAAGCAGAAGCAGTCAGAGTCTGTTCGTATACAGGCGCTGCGTGCTCGCCTGCGGAAGCTGCGGGCCGCATGGCAAGGCGCTACTAGCACGAAGCAGCGCGGTGACATCATCAAGCAGCTGACGGACATCAAGCGCACCATCCGCACGTTGACGTCGGACAAGCGGGTGAAGAAGAGCCATGCCGCTGACGCCGACCTCATGGACGCCACCTACATCAAGGTCGGCGCCATGCTCAGCAAGTACAAGGCCGCGTACAGTGAGGAGCTCATCGCCAAGGGCGAGGGGTTCGTGCCGCCCGAGGGCGTCCGCTCTGCCGCGCGCCGTGGTCTGGAACTGCGCCGCAAGCACAAGCGCGGCGGACTCGACACCAAGCAGGCCAAGAAGGCAGGCGTTGGCTCTGGTGTGCAGCGCGCCTCGGACCTGGCCAGCGGTGATGCCCTGTCCATCGAGACGGTGAAGCGCATGAAGAACTTCTTCTCGCGCCACTCCAAGTACAAGGAGCACCACCGCGACAAGACCTCAGCAGCCTACATCAGCTGGCTGCTGTGGGGCGGCAACGCCGGGCAGCGCTGGGCCGAGTCGGTGGTGCGTCAGTACGAGGCCAAGCAGAAGAGTGGCGTCAAGAAGTCCGAGGCTGCTGACATCATCGAGAAGGGCTGCCGCGCCCCGGCTGTGTCGACGGTCCTCATCGACGACTACACCCGCGAGACCTGCTCAATCGACTATCGCAACACGTTGGGACCGCAGGACTACATCATGCGTATTCTCAAGGACGGCGGCCGCGCTGCTGTCGAGCTTCAGACCTTCCTCCTTGTGAAGGGCGCGCCTGAAGCCATCAAGCACATTGAGTCTGTGATGCAGGAGGTCCGCGATGGTCGCTCGTAAGGAAAAGCGCAAGATGCCTGCGCCTCGCAGCGTGGCCGTCGTCTCACCCGATGGTGCGAACGTTGACCCGCTCAACGCGTCGCTCGCGGCCATCACCTCGACGCAGACCACGGGCCTGCACATCGGCGTCACGCCGCTGACCTACCACACGCTGTTCGCGATGGCCCGCACCCCTGTGGTGGCGTCCATCCTCAGCACGCGCATGAACCAGGTCTCGGACTTCTCGACCCGCCTGCGTACTCAGATGATGAATGGGTGGAGCATCCAGCTCCGCACGCAGAACGCCATCCCCTCGCGCGTCGACCGCTACCGCATGGACCACATCGCGGCCATCATCGAGACCGGCGGCGGGCAGTGGCAGGATGGTGGCTTCGAGGCAATCCTGCGCTCGATGACCTACTACACGCTGACGGTGGACCAGGCTCACATCCAGCCCATCAAGACCAAGCTGGGAAAGCCCTGCGCATTCCGCCTGCTGGACCCGACGACCATCCGCCGCAACATCCCCATTGGGTCGTACCTCAGCGACGGCAAGCTCGACTACGCCACGGTCGGCACCTGCCAGTACCTCAACAACAAGAAGGTCGCTGAGTTCGCCCCGGGCGAAATATCGTGGTCGGTGCGCAACTCGCTGCCGGGCGTCACCACGTTTGGCTACGGCTACCCCGAGCTTGCGATGCTCGTGACCACGGTCACGGCATTGCTCAATGCGCAGACGCACAACAGCCAGATCTATACGACGGGCTACCACGGCAACAACATGGTCACCATCAAGTCGCTGATGGGTCCGGAGCGCTTCAAGGCCTTCGAGAACTCCATTCAGGCTATGCTCGTCGGTGTTCGCCGCAACAAGTCGGTGCCTGTTGTTCAGCTGAACCCCAACCTCAACGAGTCCATCGAGGTTCACCCGTTCGGCAAGCCGCCGGGTGACATGGAGTTCTCCAACTGGATCAACTGGCTAGTCAAGTTGATGTGCGCCCTCTACGCCATGGATCCAATTGAGCTGGGCTTCACCTTCGGCGATGAGATGGCGCGCACGCGCAACAAGTCGGACATGTCTCCGCAGGACCGCATCGTGGCTTCCAAGGAGCGGGGCCTTCGCCCACTGCTTCGCTGGATTGCCCGGCAGATCAACGAGACGCTCATTTGGCCGTACTGGCCTGACTACCAGTTCGAGTTCTACGGCTTCGACTCCATCAGTGAGTCGCAGAAGCAGAAGAACCTCATCGACGCTGTGCAGAACTTCATGTCGGTCAATGAGGTTCGTTCGATGTACAACCTTCCGCCGTGGAAGGACCCCATCTCGAATCGTCCGCTCAATGCGTCTTATCAGATGTATCAGCAGAAGCTTGTCGAACAGGGCACCAGCCTCAACCCGGACATCGTCGCTGATGACGTCTCAGCGTTTGTTGGTGGTAGGCGAATGGCAGTCTCGCGTATCAACCCTGCTTGATAAGTAACGCATAAGCGTTTGACGTTCGCTCGCATGAGCGCGACCGCCCATTTGAACGCAGTGACCCGGCAGTTGATTGACGCAAGTCGGGAACTCATCGCCAAGAGCGCCAACGGCGCCCCTGGCTTTGACGTCTCGCTGTTCAATGATTCTGACCGCATCAGCCTTTGGGCTCCCTTCGAGGTGCTTGAGAAAGCCGGGAAGGAAGACCCTAAGCTTGGCTACATCGCTGGCATCGCCACGACTGAAGCCCCTGACGCGGACGGCGACATTGTTCTGACGGATGGAATCGACTGGAGCTACTTCGTTGGCGACAAGGACAACGAAGGGAAAGGCTTCCTTATCGACGAACATCCTGTTGGCAATCACAACGTCGTAGGGTATCCACTCTCTGTGAGCACCGTGACTGTGCAGAACGGGGAGGAGATGATCAAAGGGGCCAAGGTCAAAGGCGCGCTCTACCTTGAGGACCGCCGGGGTGCCGAGCTCTACCAGAAGGCGTGCACGATGAAGCGCGCTGGTGGGGACCGGAAGCTGGGCTTCAGCATTGAAGGCTCGGTGAAACCCGGCGGTCGGAAGGGGCGGGTCGTCGAGAAGTCGCAGGTCAAGTGGCTTGCGATTACGGCGGCGCCCAAGAACGAACTCTCGTGGTGGGAGCCGGTGGCAAAGTCGCTGTTCACGGCCGCTGGTCACTCGCTGTCGAAATCAGACACGACCACCAAGCATGTCCTCGACACGGCGTCTGTCGTCCTGAGCAAGCTCAGCGGCAATGTCAACATTGACCAGATGGCTGAGATGCTGGTCATCCGTCTCCTGAAGTCCAACCAAGACATGTCTTGGAAGGATGCTGTGAGCGTCCTTCAGCATGTGCTGAAGACGGTGTCCTCGCCCACCGCACCGCAGTCCGTGCGTGGTTGAAGCAAGGTAGTTCAACTGTGCTCGACTGAGCACCTTCACGAAGGCAGTCTTATGATGAAAGCAAGTGAGCTTCAGAAGCTGTTGGGTGACGTTGACGGTGCGGGCGACATCATCGCTCGCCGCATCGCCGATGGTACCCTTGAGAATGACCTGGGCACCCAGCCCATCTTCAAGTCGGACGTCGTTGCGGCGCTCTACTCGGACCTGTCGGCCGCCATCGAGCGTCTCGGCAAGCTTCCCGAGGCTTCGCCCGCGCGCACGAACGACCGCGCCCAGCGCCTTGCCAAGTCGGCGGCCGCTGAGAACGCGCCGGAGGTTGTGGGTGCTGTGACCGACCTCGCGTCGGCCATTGACAACGTTGAGAAGGCTACCGTCGAGAACGCCGCGGCGCTCGCGAAGGGTATCGTCAAGCTCGCCGAGGCCGCCACCACCTCGCTGAAGGGTCTTGTCGAGATGGCCGCCCGCTTCGGCGCCCTTGAGGACAAGGTCACCGAGCTCCACAAGGGCTTCTCCACCACGGCCGTCGCCCCCGCCGGCGTCGCCGCTGTCGTCGCTCCCACCCCGCTCGACGCTGCCCCGGCCGCGAACCTTGCGAAGGGCGAGGCTTTCGACATGGAGAAGTACGAGGCCGACTTCGAGCGCGCCAACGCCCTCATCAAGGGCGCCATGCAGAAGCTCTCCCCGTCTGAGCAGACTGGTGCGCAGGGCGCTCGCCTCGCGGCTGCCTCGACGGCTCTCACCTTTGGCCACAAAACCCCTGCCGACATTCTCGTCGAGCTCGGACTTCAGTGAGGTAAGTCATGAGTATGAGTCCCGACCAGCTTCTCCTTGCCCTTGACCGCCTCCAGTCCCTCGCGGCTCGCGGTGGTGACGTGCAGATCGCTGAGCTTCGCCAGCTTCAGCACGCCCTCAACCAGAACATGCTCAAGTCGCATGCCGAGCTCCGCAAGGCTGGCGTCGGCTACCCGCTTCAGGGTATGCCGTTCGACAGCTCGACGGTCCCGGGCGGCTCGTACGCTCCGCTGGTTCCCCAGAGCATCCAGCCCATCATCGACAACGCGACCTTCACCGAGGACACCCTGGTGTTCTGGAAGATGCTCGCGAAGCAGTCGGTGACCACGCCGGTGCTTGAGTGGGTCCGCCGGAAGAGCTACGGTGGTACCGCTACCTCCCCGTTCATCGCGGAAGGCGGCGTTCCGGCCATCACGCAGTCCGAGTTCGACCGTAACGTGGTCCGCATGAAGTACATGGCGGTCTTCCGCCAGGTCACCGACGTGCTGGCCAACACCCAGCTGCTTGGCAACATCGGCCAGGCCCGCGCCCTTGAGGCGTCGGACGGCGCGGTCGAGCTGCTTTTCCGTCAGGAGAAGTTCCTCTTCCACGCTGACAGCGCGGTCAACCCCCTTGAGTACGACGGTCTCATCTCGTCCATCGAGAAGGGTGCTCCCCAGAACGTCTTCGACGCCGAGGGTGCCACCATCTCCGGGCAGGAGCTCCAGGAGATCATCGGTCAGCTCGTGTCGGCGCCGAACTACGCGACCCCGACCCACGTGCTGATGTCGCCCCGCCACTACGCTTGGTACCAGAACTCGCTTCTGCCCTTCAAGCGTGGCGACCTCGCGGTCAACGGCCCGCTCACGTTCAACACGCAGGGTATCTCTGTGGGTTGGTCGCGCGGCTCGGTGCCCCTCACCGAGGTTGTGCACATGGCGTGGGACGAGCATCCCATCCTCCGTACGCAGGGCGACGGTCCTCCGCTCAGCACGCTCGGCGTGACTGTCGCGGCTGACTCGGCCGATGCCGACAGCAAGTGGCGCGCTCAGGACGTCAACGGCCTGAAGTTCTGCTACACGCTTGAGGCCGTTGGTGACCAGGGCGCGACCCGCCTCGGATCGACCGCTCCGCTCGCGATTGCTAATGGTGGCGCCGCTGAGATCACCGTCAACGACGACTCTGTCGCCGCCGCCGGTACGGGCTCGGTCCGCTACTACAACATCTTCCGCGCTGCTGTGGCCTCGTCTGAGACCGTTGCTCCGTCCGACCCGCGCAAGTACTACTTCTGCGGCCGGGCGACGCGTAACCTCAATGGTGACACGGTGATTGTTGACCGCAACCTCACGCGGCCCAACACCTCGCCGATCATCATCGTCCAGAACCGTCCGGATGTGCTTGAGTGGCGCGAGTTCCTCTCGACCACCATGCGCCCCATCACCCTCTCGCGTACGACGCTTGAGCAGTTCCTGCTCATGATGTTCGGCGCCCTGAAGGTGTCGGTCCCGACCAAGATGTTCCTCATCAAGAACGTCGGGTACGGTTGATTCTGGTGAGTATCGGAAACATCCGGTAAGGTGAGGGGCGGCTTCGGTCGCCCCTTTCCTTTTGAGGAGTATCATGAAAGTTCGACACAGAAAGCTGCGTCATGGTTCCATCGCCTGTGGCCCGCTGCGCTTTACCATCAGTGAGCAGGGATTGCTGTGCCCTGACCCTACGCCAGAGCATTGGCGCATGCTGGGTACGATGCACAACTACCTTGAGGTGCTGCAGCACGACGAGGCTCAAGCTCCCGCTGCCGCTGTACCTGCCGGGACAGAGGAGCAGTACGAGGAGCCTGTGGTCACCGATGCCGCTGCGCCCGCGGAGGAGCATTATGAGCCGCCTGCCGAGGAAGAGGAGGCCGACGAGAGCGAGGCCATCTTCAGTGATGACGTCGACCCCGATGCAGAGGAAGTCGAGGCAGGCCAGTACTCGGCACTGTCCCTTGACGAACTCCGCACGCTCTGCCGCGAGCGCGGGATTCGCACGGCACGCGTGAACAAGGCAGACTTGATCTCGTTGCTCAACGCCGCCGACCTCGGAGTTTGAACCCATGGCCGTCACCGACATCGTAACGCCGGACTACCTGCGCACGCGCATCCTTGACGGGGTCATCACCCTCATCACGCAGCGAGGCATCACGCTGACGGATGACGGCCTGTGGGCTAAGATTGATGAGTCCGTGGGGCTGCTCGAATCTGAATTTGGGCTGGCCCTTCGACAGAATCAGTACTCTCAGGACATTGACCGCACGCGCATCACGCAGTTCTCGGACGAGGGCTTCCAGATTCAGACCGCGCTGAAGCGTCCGATTCAGACCGTGAACAAGCTGAGCATCATGGTCGGCAACCTTGAGTGGTACGACCTTCCTAAGGAGTGGGTGTGGGTTGCCTCTGCTAACCAGGGGCAGGTCCACATCATCCCGTCCAGCCAGGGACCAGTGCGCCTGCAGGCCAACAACCGTGCGTACCTGTACACGGCCACTGCATCCTCGGGCTACGTCCCGGGCATGTACGCCATCAACTACCGAGCAGGCTTTGAGACCGACCTGCCTGGAACGCACACCGCCACTGGTCCTGTCGCCCCAGCCACAGTGGGAAGCAAGACGGTGACCGTTGCCGACCTTGGCGAGACCGACCTGCGCACGCTGCTGTTCGCCGGGGACTGGGTAACCCTTGGTGGTGAGGCCTATCGCGTGGCCAGCGTGCAGCAGGCGGCCTACACCCTGACCGTGGGTGCGCGTGCGTCGTTTGCCGGTACCGCCGTGGCCATGCGCTACGACGCGGACGTGCTGCAGTTCATTGGCTACTCAGCAGCCATGGGCATCCTCGCCAGCTACGGGGCGGTTCTCTACGGTGCAGGCGTGACGGGCACGAGCCTGACGCTCGATGGCATGTCGCAGTCCAACAGCCTCAATCCGCGCGGCGCGTTCGCCAACCTCATCGACTCGTACCGTGAGAAGGTCAAGAACGCGAAGGACGCCATTTACGCGAAGTACGCCCCGGTCAACATGGCGGTGATGGGATGACCTACATTCCGATCATCACTGAGCCGCAGCTCGACAAGGCGCGCGTCGACTTCAACCTGCGTGACTTCCGCCGCGCCCTGCTGCAGCACGGCGTCCCCCTGCGGTGGGAGTTCGCGGTCGTCTGTCCGTGCAAGCGCATCCAGTCGCGTGGCATCGTGGTCGTGCAGTCCACCGAGGCCCGCACGGACTGCCCTGAGTGCAGGGGTGTGGGAGTCATCTACGACTGCGCCCAGAACACCGTAGGCATCGTTCACGACACGCGCGAGAAGGCTGTGCTGTCCACCTACCACGGCCAGTACTCCGAGGGCGACGTGCTCATCACCATGCTGCCTGAGCACCTTCCCGACCGGTGGGACAGGCTGACTCTGAAGGCAGGCGTGCGCGTCTACAACGAGAGTCGTCGGCGCACTGACGCCCGCTACGAGCGCCTTCGCTATCCCATCGTGCGACGAAAGTTCCCCGTAGGCAATGAGGACGGCAGCCCCGGCGTCAGTGAGATGATGGAGCTCGGCGTCCTCTACATGCGGCGCACGGGTGCCGACGGGCAGCTCATTCCTGGAGCCCTTGTCGAGGGCGAAGACTTCGCCATCACCGATGACGGACGCATCGACTGGGACCTCGGCGACGACGCAGGCACTGCCCCGGAAGAAGGTGCATGGTACTCGGTGCGCTACTACGCGCGCCCCGTCTTCATCGTGAAGGGCCTGCCATACGTCCGACGTGATGGGTTCACGCAGCCTTTCGACGCACCCAGTGCTTCGTTTGAGCTGTCGCCGATCCTTGTACACGCCTCGCCTGAGTTCCTTGGAAACGAGGGCGTGCCTGAAGTTGAGGAGCAGGTTCCCAACCCAGACATCACACCGGTGTACCGTGAATCAATTTAGATTCAAATTCCAAGACCATAAGCGTCGTGTACTGTACGAAGGAACAGACCTTCGTAGGTTGACGATGACGATCGCTGCGTCGTGCACCATGACTGAGAACGACGTACTGGAGCTTGGCGATTACATTCAGGGCCAGTGGAAGAAGCTCATCAACGAAAGCAGCAGAGTGCAAAATAAGACGCACGCTTGGCGCGACACCGACTATCGAGCTCAGTACATGAGCGGGGTGCAGCACTGGCGCCACAAGCCTAATGGGATCGTGTTCACGCTGGCTGGCGCCGAGGCCCATGCCGTAGAGCTCGGCTGGGCGCCCCCGCGTAGCAGCCAATGGGTCGATGGGATCGGCACCTACGACGGAGAGTACAAGGACCTTCGTCCGTGGTTGCTCAACCACAGCAACCCGAGCGTAAAAATCGCCGGGCTACGCAGTGATCGTGGAACTAGCTCTAGAGCTCGACCTTGGCAGATTTCCGCGCAGGAGGCGCCCGAGCTGATTGGCGAGACCATGTCCAAGACCGGGGCAAGCGTCTATCGCTTCTTGAAGTTCGATGCGCCTGCCTTCGGTGAAATCACAGAGCAGACAGCCGACAACATCATAAAAACTAATAAAGTTACAGAGAATGACCAAACCGACGACTATGTAAAGAACTACAATGCGCAGATAGAGGCAGGCAGAGAGGCTCATAAAAAGGCGCTACTGCGCACTGCGCGGCACCACATCTCGAAAGATAGGGATGGCAACATCACGTTTAAGCCCATCGACTACTCTCACCTGCCACCGGCAGAAGATACGTTCGGTGAGCATGTAAAGTGGGTATACCACAAGCCTTACTTGCAGAATACCAAGAAGTTCAAGAGCATGAACCAGGCCATGCGGTTCATCGTGCACAAAGCGCGGTTCACTGTGTTCCGCACCATTACGGATTCGCACCAGCAGATCCGCCGGCGCGTCTTCTTCTCCAAGGGCATCAAGCCGGCGAACCTCATCTCTGAGCCAACCTCGCCCCTGCTCGGCATCATCCGCCGGGCCATCACGAATCTGCTGACAGGCAAGAACCCGGAAGGAGGCGACAAGGATGGCAGCTGATCCAGACCTTTTGATCGAGCTCGCGCTGTCGCATGCGTGGCAGACTGTGGAAGCTGGGGGCCAAGCTGCGTGGCGGCGCACGCAGGACTACGCCTTCTACGATGAAGCTGCAGTCGATGCTGTCTTCGAGATGCTGACGCGCACCAATGGCTTGCGCATCCGCTCTGCTGACATCCCGATGCAGGAGTCGCACAACACCACAATCGTCGGCGTTGGCCTGCACGCTGAGACCATAAACAAGCGGTTCCTCGGCAACGACGCGCACCTGCGCGCTGCCGTCCTTGGACCAAGCAATGAGACCATGACAGGGCAGAAGTACCAGTTCATGACGGACGTCATCGTGGCTGTCTACGTCATCGCGCCCACCAAAGACATGGTCCGCATGGTCTCGCGCTTCGTGAAGACCGCCATCGTATCGATGAGCAACTGGTTCTTGCAGCAGGGCATGGACACCCCTCCTGCGTTTCAGACAGCGGCCGAGCTAGAACCAGTGGCTGTCATGTCAGGACGAGAGACCGTGATGAAGTTTGTGCGTCGGTTGCACTTCGACACCTCAGGTGTTGAGCGCCTGACTCCGCTAGACATTACGCCACCGGCGCGCAAGTTCCCGCTCGTCCACACGGAAGGAACTATCGTAACGGCTGTACCAGATCCTGAGACTCGCACGTTTACGCCAATCACGCCCATAAGTCTTGGGAAGGTTGGCTGGCGCGCTGACCAATGAACTTCCACAAGGATACATCTCATGGCAGGTGGAATCGTTATCAATGGCCGCTTCACTGCGCGCCCCGGGACCTACACGAACATTGACTACATCACCATCCCGAGCGCACCCACCCAGGGTACGGTCCTGGCGGTGGTCGGTGAGTTCCCGTTCCTTGAGCAGAACGTGCCCTACCTGAGCACTTCGCAGAAGAACCTCGAAGGCCTCGCTCCTTCTAGCCTGCTGCTCAAGAAGATCTCCAGCATTGTCTACAACCCCTTCCGCGACGCGGTAAACAGCGCCGCGCCGGCGCAGGTCTACCTGCTCTCGCCCGTTGGCAACACCCAGGCGAATGCCTCGTTTGGGGCCCCCGGCACCATCACTGTGAAGGCCAAGCAGTGGGGTACGATGGGGAACAAGACCAGCTTCCGCATTAAGAACGCCGCACTCGGCGGCTATGATGTGGTGGTGGCCAACAATGGGGTGCAGGAGAACATCCGCGTTCCGGATGAGCCCGCGGCAATGAACCTGCGCTATGCGTACCCCGGCACGACGCTCGCTACCTACCCCGTCAAGGGCTTTGGTACCTGGGGCGATGGTCCCACGGGTAGCGACGGCACGGTGTCCATGTCTGTCGGCGGCTCTTACGTGGGGCTTTCGACTGGGGACGTTCGCGTTAGCTTCAGCCGCATCCTCAAGGCCGCTGCGGCTGGTGTGTCGGGTAGTGACGAGGCGTGGATCCCCGATGGACCAGTGCACGGTCAGCTGTCTATCCGCGGCATCAACACGCCCACGCTGACCACTGGTAAGATGACCGTTAAGGTGACCGGTATCAGCAATGCCACGGGCGCCACCGTCACGGACGAGGTCGTCTTCAATAACAGCGCCGAGCTTCTTACTGCCAAGCTGACGCCGACTTCTTTCGCGTCTGTGTCGCTTGTGCGCCTCACGCTTGAGACTACCACGCCCGCGACTACGTTCTCTGGGCGCATCCAGATCGAAGGCAACAACTTCCCGATCTTCAACGCGGCGGGCGGTCAGACCTACGTCGCTGAGATGATTCGTACTATTCAGCCGTACAGCCTGAACGGTTTCTACGCTACGACCGCTTCGCCGCGGGTGTCGTCGGTCAAGCTCACTGAGCTGGACGCGGTCAGCGCCGCGGTCAACACGCACAGCGGGTACAACCTGACGCTGTACGGGGCCAAGATCGTCAACACGGTCAACGCTGCTTCTCGACTCGTGACCCTGGAGCGTGGTGATGTCGCAGCCCCCGTCATCTCCTCCGGAGCCGGATACTTCTCGTTCCTCTCGGGCGGCACTGAGGCCAATCCCGTCACTTCCACAGAATGGAGCGACGCTCTTGGTGAGCTTGTGTGGTATGACATTGACGTACTCTGCGCTTTCTACGACCCGACAGGTACGGCGCCTGCTGATGATGCTGTCCTCCCGCAGTTCATCGAGCACCTCGACACCATGTGGTCCGACGGAGCCAACGAGCGCACCCTCTGGGTCGGAGCAGGAACCGCTGAAACCATGAACACGCTCGTGCAGCGTGCTGCGCTGTTCAACAGCGAGCGCGTGAGCCTGGTCGCGGACAGCGCCTACATTCAGCAGCCCGATGGCTCGACCGAGCTCATGGCTCCGTACTGGCACGCGCTCATGCACGCCTCCGCGGATGCCTCGCTGCTGTCGGTCGACACGCTGACCCGCGCTCGTCTGCGCGTTCTCGGTACGACCCGGGATGACAGCCTGCACTCGAAGGAGGCGATGAACGAGCTCATCCGGGCTGGCGTCATCATCTCGTTCACTCCGCCGGGTGGCGTGCCCCGTATTGAGCGCGAGGTCACCACCTGGACGCAGGATGAGAACCCCGCCCGTACGGAGGCCATCTGCACGCGCTCGGTGCGCGCCAGCACCAAGGCCATGCGCGCAGCCCTTGAGGACCTGCTTAATCCAGGCGCGGGGGTGCTTGTTCTTGCGGATGTCAAGTCCACGGTGCGCTCTGAACTGGAGCGGCAGACCCGCGCTACGTTCCCGCTCATCACCAGCTATGACGCCGGCAGCATCAGCATCTCTGAGCTGGCCGACCGCTATGACATTGGCTACGTCATCACGGTCCGCATCAACAAGAACTTCATCACCCTGAACGTCGGTGTGACCGTCCCGGTCGGCACCATCTGATAAGGAGCCCCGCACATGTCCAATCCCATCACGGATAGAGCTGTTTCTTCGCTTGTTGCGGGTATCCGCATCAAGAACAAGCCGATCGGTTGGGTGCAGGGATTCCGTATTCAGGAGTCGTTCACCCAGTTCCCGATCGATGCCCTTGGCGATGCTTATACGAAGTACCACGAGCTGACGCGCGTTCGCGTGTCTGGTTCGTTTGACCGCATCCGCATCTACAACCAGCCGCTCAGCCACATCCAGGACAACGACCTGTGGCCGCAGCAGGGCAGCACCATCGAGTTCGTGCGGCAGTACATTACGAGCTTCGTGGTGTACAACATCCACACGGGCGAGGACCTCTACACTGTGGAGCAGTTCAAGCCCACCGACCGTTCCATCACGCTGACGACCGATGGCGTCATCATGGAGAACTGCTCGTTCGTGGCGCGCCGCATGGTCGAGGCCAAGACTAACCTCTCGGTTGACGGACTGGCGACTACGGTCGCAGGCGCGACTCCGTAACCATAGCTGGCTTGACCTCCAGTACATAAAGTGCATAGTCAGGGTCGCCGAGAGGCGACCCTTTCTATTTGGAGGCAGGCATGGAAGAGCTAGAGCTGATGAAGCAGGCGTGGGAAGCCAAGAACAAGTCGATCGACGACATTCAGAAGCAGAAGCAGGACTTCACTCAGGCGCTCACTGACAAGCCCAAAGCTCCCGCCGATGATGTCGTCGGCCCGCTCGCGTTCATCACCATCCGCTATCGTGAGCCCAGTACGGGTAACGACATGACGACCATCGTTCCATCACGGGTGCTGCTCAAGAGTGATGAGCGCATGCTGGTGTGGAACGTCGCGCTCGCTACCCTCGGCATGCCATGGAACTCTGCGCCGCCTAGTGCCCGTGAAGAAGCCTACGCGCTGGCTGTTTGCCGCGTTCAATGGGACCGGGACACGAACGTTCCTGACTGGTTCAAGACCGCCTACAGCAACGACACTGAGTTTGCAGAGACGCTTGCGCTTGAGGTGGGTGCGCACACGGAGTTGTACTTTCGCGGCAACCGAGGAACGAGTGAAGCGGCTCCGCGCCAGCGATTCGTGGTCTCTCGTTCAGCCGTTCCTTCCGAAGCCGCAAGCGTCTGAGGTCAATCCGTTACTTCCAGGGATAGTACCTGCTGCATTGCTGGAACACCATCTTCTGTCGCTCAATGACAGCGATTGGTCTTCCTACCTCATCAAGCGCTCTGCGCGTACCGGCGGCCCGATTGAGACGGGCATCCCCGAGATCGATGCTATTGAGCGCGAGATGTTCAGCAAGTACAGCAAGGGGAAGTGAGCCGTGAGTGAAACCTTCAGAACAGAGCTCGTTATCAACAACATGGCCACTGGTGGGGGCACAGGTGCCCCTGACATGCAGGCCATGGTCGATAACATTGTGCGGAAGCACCTCATCACGGCCGACCCGAAGCGCGACCTTGCCGAGGCCGCAGCGGAGGCCGGGATTGTCATCCGTACGCGCGACCTTCTGAACTCGCTCGGTGCTATCACCAACCTGCGCGCTTCGCAGTCTGTTGTCCTGAAGGGGCAGCAGATGAAGATTCATAAGATGTCGCCGACGGGTGAGCCACTCTACAATGAAGAGGGTGAGCCCGTCTACGAGACGCACACACCTCAGGTAAGGCTCGGTGTTAAGGCGGACCCGAACGTCCATAAAACCGATCGGCAGCTGGCTTTAGAGCAGGCACGGGTAGAGGAGATTTTCAGCGGTAAGGTCACTGCTCCCACTCAGGAGGAGATCGACAAGGCCACCACGTTGAAGGCGGCCAAGACGGCCACCGCCGAAGACATTGAAGAGGCCGACGACATCATCCGTAGGTTCAAAGCAACCCAGCGCAAGAAGCGCGATGTGGACCCCGCAGCTGAGGTTAGCAAGTACGAGAAGCAGGCGCTCAAGGATATCGAGAAGATTGAGAGGGACATCACCTCGACGCGCAAGCGTGTCAACGTCAGTGCCCTGCAGGAAAGACTGGACGCTGCCAATCGCAAGATTGGTGGCGGTTTCCTCGCCCGCATTGAAGGTGCTGCAATCGCAATGACGCCCGGTGCGCGCGAGCTTCCGACGGAGCGCAAACCGCTGAGTCCTGAGGATGAGCGCGCACGTAATTTCTTGAACTTGCTCGCTGGCCTTGACGCAAAGCTCAACGCCTTCCAGGGCATGTCTCCTGAAGCTAAGCAGTCGCCTGAAGGTAAGATGGCCCTCGCCGACATCAAGGCGCAGAGCCAGGCGATGAAGAGCGACACCGACTACTTTCAGCAGCAGCAGAAGGTGCAGCAGGAGCAGCAGGCGCGGCAGATGCGCGACCAAGCAAACATGAACATGCGCATGATGCGTGGGATTGCGACAAGCACGGGGTCCGTGTTTGACCCTAACAAGTCATTCGCAACCACAGGTCTTCTCAGCGTAGGTTCTGCCGCAGGTGAGACCATGATGCAGGCTGGCGCCATGCGTGCTGCCGCCGGCGGTAGCGCAGCTATGATGGGATGGGGCGCACTCATCCTCGGCGGTGTCAACCTGCTGAAGGGCGCTTACGAACGCGGCACGGAGCTGCAGAAATCGGCCGAGAAGATCTACACGGCGGCCGAGCCCATGTTCGCGCGTGAAGAGCAGATGCGTGCGGCGCGCGGCGATTCTGAGGCTCGCGCCCTTGTGCGCAGCTTCTCGCCACAGGCAGAGCGGCGTGCGCTCGCTGCGCAGCAGCGCATCGGCATGCCGCAGGAAAGTACAGCAGGCTCCGGCAGGCCCGCCAACGCCGATGTCTACTCTGAACTCGCTACTGAACGGTTCAACACCATCCAGCAGTTCCTCGGTTCGTCGATGGGATTCGGCGATGCGGTGCGCGCTTACAGCCAATTCCGTAGGCAGTCGGGTGTGGTCGACATGACCACAGCGCAGGCTGCCGAGGCTATGCGCACGGGTATGCTGGCGGGCGTGCCCTCAGACATGCTCGCCTCAGCGTCCCGCTTGGGTGCCATCCAGGGCAACATCGGTGGCGGGTTCCGGCGGGGCCTCGACGAACGACTCGACATCGGCACCCTTCGTTTCCAGATGGAGACGATGGGCCGCGCCGGTCTCACAGGCGCGCCTGCTGAGGCCATTCTTGGGCAGACGCTGCAGCGACAGGAGTCCTTCGCTGCCGCGGGTTTGCGCACCAACTTTGACCGTGACGCCATGTTCCAGCGGGTGCTCCAAGAGCGAGGCATTGCGCCTGAGCAGTTTGGCGGCATCACTGGAACTTTGGACGACATGCGCATGGGTGTCGTCAGCCAGCTGCAGGCCCCGGGACGTGAGATCATGTCGGGCCTGATGATGGTCAACGCCTTCATGAAGGGCAAGACGGTCACAGGCGCTGCTGAGTACGCGGCTAAGACTTCCAGCGCGGAGCAGCTAGAAGAGCAGCTCAAGCTCATTGGCCCTGCGTCTGGCCTAATCCCCCTCGTGTCCATGG